CCGGGCTTGCCCATATAGCCAAACTGAAAGACTCTTCAGTATATGGAGTCAATGCTGACTCAAAGGCTTTGAAAAGTTGGTAGTTATACTCAGTGTCATTGCAAGCAATGCTAGTCTTAAAAGACTCTAGCAATGCTGCAATGTGCTTTTGACTCTTTTCATATCTCAAAGCGGTTTCCATGGTTGATTCCTCTGTTAAATTGCGGATTAGTCCATTGCCAAATTGACATATGCAGCGACTCAGGTCAATAGCATCTGAGAGCCATTGTAAGCCTGTTATATTGCCTGAGCTGTTTTCCAGTCCGTATATGCTAGAGTCTTTTTATGCGCTTAAAACGGCCGTATATTGGCTCTCAGGCTTATTTGTGTTTTGCAATGGGTTCAATTTGTTATCGTGCAAATGTTCCGAGCTGAGGTGAGACTGAGCTGAGGCTTGTGGGTTTGGAACGGGTGCAAGGTGTGAGGCGAATCGCTTATCCTTGCGCTTAAATTTGTCGGTTTCACTCAGATAAACGCAAAAGAGTCAAGAGTTTATCACGTCTGTTGCACAAATGTCACTTGCGTGAATTATTTTCCCCGGGTGGGTTGACTTTAGGTGGGACCCTTGATATTATACGCCAAAGGATTCGGTGGACCCGTTAACGACCCCCATATCCAAAACAAGAAAAAACATTAGTGTGATATAAATGCAACACCTACGCCACACCCAACCCCACAAGGTCCAAACGCCCGCCTATCACAACAGTGTGACATAAATAACACACAAATCCAACAAAATACAAAAAAAGTAAAAAACTTAGGAAACTTTTCTGAGTTTAGGTATGTATATATATATGAAAGGGTATTCGCCCGGTCCCTAGTTAAGGTAGACCAGTAATAAAGAGTATAGGTATATACTATAGTCTCTATGTAATACCCCCAATAGCATCCTCCCCCGTTAACCATAGTGAACCTAGTAAAGCAATCGTGTAGACGCGACTATGCCGATAGTGGGGGATGGACCTTATTTTGGTAGTACCTATGCCTTCTAATAAAAAACTTCCGTACAGTAATGTTATTGCCAAAGTTGTTAGACTTGGTACTGGTCAAGGTGTGACTGTTAGTGACATCTTGGCTGGTATCCAAAAGTATCAACATGCGCCTTCCAGCCTAGCTACCTTCTACAAGTTATACGGTAAAGATATGGCCGAAGTTAAGCTAGAGACAACTGGCAATATTGGTCAGGTGGTTGTTCAGAAGGCTTTAGACGGAGACCTTAAAGCTGCGGAGCTTTACCTTCGTAGTAAGGGTGGTTGGTCTCCCACACAAACTAATGTTGAAGTAGAGCAAACCATTGACCCCGACCTAGACGAGAGCGCATCCAGCACACTTATGTCGTTACTAGGATATGATAACAATGACCCCGAAGAAGAATCCATCTGTTCCTGTGAGGAAGATAACTGCCGATGCTCTTAGAGGATTACCTCAGAGTAAAGTTAAGGACATCTTCGATCAGCTAGGGCCACAGAAGACTGAGGAACTTAAGCATGACTGGATGTTTTGGGCGAGGGATAACCAACTTGAGCCTAGTGATCCCGATTGGAATGTTTGGTTTATTAATGCAGGTCGTGGATTTGGTAAAACTCGCTCTGGTGTAGAGTGGGTACGAGAGAATGTTAAGCGTGGTGTCAAACGTATTGCTGCTGTAGCTTCCACTAACTCAGATATTGAACGAGTTATGGTCAAGGGTGAATCTGGTTTCCTATCGGTATGCTGGAAGAACGACAAGACACACGCAGGTAAGAAGATGGGGTTCCCTGAGTGGTCTCCAACCAAGCGTACACTAACGTGGGAGAATGGAGCGCAAGTACAGTTCTTCTCCGCTGAGGAACCTGAGCGTCTTCGTGGGCCACAGTTTGAGTTAGCATGGTGTGATGAGACTGCTGCTTGGAACAAGGACATGGACACTTGGCAGATGCTACAGTTTTGTATGCGTCTGGGTAAACACCCAAGGATCATGGTTACGACCACCCCTAAGCCCACTAAACTTATTCGTCAGATACTCAAAGACCCTAAGACTGTAGTTACCTCTGGTAGTACCTTTGATAACTCAGCCAACTTAGCTAGTACATACCTCACTGCTGTTAAAGAGCAGTACGAAGGGACTAGACTAGGTAGACAAGAGCTTTACGCTGAAGTCCTAGAAGAAGCTCAAGGAGCCTTGTGGACTACCGTAATGCTAGATGATGCCTCAGTCAAACATGAGGCTGTCCCAGACCTTTCCCGTATTGTCGTTGCACTTGATCCCGCTGTTACCTCTAACGCTGAGAGTGACATGACGGGTATTATTGTCGCAGGTATTGACATCAACGGTATTGCCTACGTCCTCGGTGATTATACTGATAGGTTATCACCACAGGGTTGGGCATCTAAAGCTATTCAACTGTATCACCACTACCAAGCTGACCGTATTGTAGCGGAGGTTAACCAAGGTGGTGACATGGTTAAGCAGACGATCCACGGAGAAGACCCTACAGTACCTTACAAGGCTGTTAGAGCATCCCGTGGTAAGTTCGCTAGGGCTGAACCTGTATCGGCATTGTACGAGCGTGGTTTGGTTAAGCATGTGGCTAATCCCCCTGATGGGGCTTCGCTGAACGAACTAGAGACACAAATGAGAACATGGGAACCACTAGGGTCGATTGGCTCCCCAGATAGACTTGATGCCTGTGTATGGGCAATTACAGACCTCTCACTCAACGGATATGCGAAACCCAAACTGACCCTCGCTTACTCAAGTGCTAAGGGACTTTCACAGAAATAATAATGGAACCTCCCTCATGGTTAAGAAGCTCTCAGAGGCCAAAGCTAAGGCAACCCTTGGCGTAGCTGGCGATAACACACATAACGGTCAAATCCGTGCTGATGAGTTTCTCCCTGAACTGCGTGGCAAGAAAGCTATACGCAAGTATCGTGAGATGCGTGACAATGATAGTACCGTTGGCGCTGTTATGTATTCTGTTGAGCAAATCCTTCGTGATGTTGACCTTCATGTAACTCCAGTTGACGATAGTGATGCAGCTAAAGCGGAAGCTGACTTCGTTAAGAGCGTTCTTGATGACATGGATCATACACTAGATGACCACATTGCAGAAGCCTTGTCGTTTCTGTCGTATGGCTTTGGTTGGTTCGAGGTTATCTACAAGCGGCGTGTTGGCCCTAACGAGCGTTCTGACAAGAAACACTCTAAATACACAGATGGACGTATTGGTGTGCGTAAGATCGCAGCCCGTGCGCCTTGGACTATCAATAGATTTGATGTCGACCAGAAGACTGGGGATGTTCTAGGTATTGAACAGTCAGTTGGCCTTATGGCAAGCAAGAATTATATCCCAGTTAATAAATCCTTGTATTACCGCACTACCTCAATAAATGGTGATCCAAGTGGCCGTAGTATTCTTCGTAACGCTTATACTTCTTACGAGTACCTTAACAACTTACAGGCTATTGAGGCCATTGCGGTTGAACGAGAACTTGCGGGTATTCCTGTCGCTCGTATTCCCGCTGAGTATCTTTCTGGGGACGCTTCTTCTGCTCAATCAGGATTTGTACACAACTTGCAGCAAATCTTACGAGACGTTAAGTTCAACGAGCAAGGTTACATTATACTGCCTTCCGACACCTACCCCGATAAAGACGGAGCGCCTTCCTCCACTAGGTTAGTTGACATTGAGCTTATGGCATCCAATGGTAAACGCAACATTGACATTAACCCAATCGTAAGTCGTTACCAGCATGACATCGCTCGTTCCGTACTTTCTGAGTTTCTTCTGCTTGGTTCCTCTGGGGGTTCATACGCCCTCTCCAAGTCGAAGACAGACCTGTTCCTCCGTGCGCTTGAGAGTTACATCCAAGCAATCGTAGATGTTCTCAACAAACAGTTGGTCGAGCGTCTTTGGCAGTTGAACGGTCTGAATTATGACTTAATGCCAACTATTAAGGCTGGTGATGTAGCTCCCCACGATCTTCGTGAGATTGCTGCCTTCCTTCGTAACCTTAACGGTGCGAACATTGATGTCAGTAGCCACCCAGAGGTTATCAAAGACCTTATGGATATTGCTGAACTAGAATACGACCCAGAAGTCGGTCAAACAAACACAAAAAATACACAGGAAACTGAATAATCATGGCAACATTGAATGATCGTGTGTTCGACAACGGTTTGACCGTCCTCGACACAGAAGCAAACAAAATCGTAATTACCTCACAAGAGGCAACAACATTCACAGAGGCTAACGTCACCTACGCACTTGGTGACAGCACAAGCCTTTCCATCGGTGCTCCACAGGATCGCTCAGGTGGTGGTCGTGAGGTTGTTGTAGCTGCTATTACGGATGGCTCAGTGACTGGCACAGGTACAGCTACTCACTACGCTATCGTAGATACAGTAAACTCTCGTCTCCTTGCTACAAACTCTCTTACAGCCTCACAATCTGTTACATCTGGCAACACATTCACGTTGTCTTCTGTCGCAATCGGTATCCCAGACCCAGCCTAAGAGGTTCTCTAAATGGTAACTCTCGTAAACAGAGCCAAAGTAGCCACTGCCACCACTGGCACTGGCACAATCACTCTTGGTGCTGCTGAGAGTGGCTATCAATCCTTCACCTCTGCTGGTGTCGTCAATTCTGATGTAGTCCGATACACCATCGAGGATGGCGATGCTTGGGAGATTGGCTCAGGCACTTATTCCACTGGCACTCTCACACGGGTTCTGGATGAAAGCTCGACAGGCTCTCTGCTCAACCTCTCTGGCGATGCTGTTGTCTATGTGACAGCCGCAGGTGAGGACATTCAACAGCCCCCTTCTGAGGGTCCGTTTGTTGATGGCGACAAGACCAAGCTGGACGGCATTGAAGCCACGGCTGACGTAACTGACGCTGGCAATGTGAACCCGCTGGTTGACACCCACCTGAATACTGGCACTGCTTCCTCTGGTGAGGTTCTGTCTTGGAACGGGACGGATTATGATTGGGTGAGTGGCGGGGCTGAAACATATGTCAGAAAAACGGCCAACTATACGGCTGTAGCGGGTGAGAAGATCATTGCGGACA